AACCCATGGGAATAGGAATTAGTTTTGCGAACTATCGGGATGTGTTAACATGTGTGAGATCTTCCTAACTATCGGGCAAATCGAACGGCAGAGACTTGAGATACTGCGTTATGACTCTAAGAAAACCAAAGAGGATGATGAGTAATGCCTGAATGCTGCGGTTCCTGCCGGTCATATGTTAAAGATCTTGATTATCCAGCGTTATATGGAGAATGCATACTCAAGACTCGAATCGTAGCTTATCACGCAATATGCGATATCAATAGATGGAGGCCGAAGCTGTGATTCAAACAATGTTCTTTTTGATATTTCTTCATTATCTAGGAGACTTCCCCATGCAGGGCGCGTACTTAGCCGAAAACAAAGGAAAGAATGACTACCTCCTATTTGCACATTCTTTCATATGGGCGGGCGTGATATCCGCAGGACTCCTATATTTCGGAATGTTCGCAATATGGAAAGTGCTATTCCTGATAGCAGGTCATTTTTTGATTGACAGATGGAAAGCTCGGAAGGTAGATTCTGGAAACACTGAGCTACTTATAGATCAGTTCTTACACGGGATTCAATTGGCGGCTGTGATATTTGTATGACGCAAAATAACCCCGTTGAATTCGTCGAGGATTGTTCAGGAGATCCGCTTGATATTAGTTATTCAGACTCATCAGTTACAATTATTGACAATTATATAATAGTAAATAAATAATAAGGAGCTAAAACATGGATGAAACTCTACTCTCAAATTTGATAAGTACTGCATTAGTTGTAATCACTGCGGCTGTTTCGTACAAATTAAAACAATCTAAAACTGAAGTAACCACCGCAAACGCTCAGGTCGTAGAAATCCAGAACACAGCCGGATCAGTGGTATCTCTGTTCGATGGAATTACAAAACTAATAGCCGACTATAAGGAGAAAGAACAGGATGGCATCACAGATGAGGAGAAGGAATGCCTATTTAAGGACATTGATGTAATCGTCCATAACTCGGCGGTAGCTGACCTCAAAAAAATATTAATGTGAGGTACAATGTGTATTAAAGGATGTGATCCCGTGAATTTCATAGAAATATTAAAAGTAATTGGAAACATTTTAGCAGTCATAGGAATTATTGGAATTGAAGTTGCGTTGATATTAACAGATAATGATGGTGCTTTCGCCTTGCCACTTGTTGCAGTTGTGTGTTTGATTTTAGGAGTGAAAATCCCAGAAGAAACAGCAAAGGGGCTTGTTGGGGGTGTGCTTGGGAAAAAGTCGTAACGCACTAGTTATTTTTATATTATTTTATATTTGGAAATCAAAATAAAATATAAGAAAAAGAGAAGAGGTATTACCTCTTTTCACTCCAATTCATTAAGCATGGACTGAAGTTCATCAATTGATTTCGTCTGTAAATCAGCATCCTGTTTGGATTCTACAATCTCCATGATCTTCTGTTTCTTCAATCTCCTTTCTCTTGCCTGTAATCTTGCTGCTTCCTCTTCGAGTTTAACCTTGACAACATATTTCACAATTTCAATCATAGTGTTAAGTGTATCATCTTCCTGAGTTCTTACAACCAAAAGGCTTTCTTCGTTTGCCTGCTTCACTTGAGAATTTAATGTTTTAAAAATGGAATCAAGGTTTTCCGGTGATAGGTCAAATAAGTCTTCTGTTGATACAATACCCCTAAAAGGGAATCTAAGTTTATTTCGTGCTGCAATTTCAAACATGTTTTCGCTTGTCATAATCATTTCTCCTTAAATATTAACTTTCATTATTCTTTCGGTCTGACCTTTAACTTTTACAATCACTTCATTTCTTTTAGTGGAACTGAATCCAATTCCAGATAATTGGTCATCTGTATCTTGAACTCTCATTTTTGAGCCAAGTGCTTCAAATACACGTTTGTGAGTTACCAAGCCGTTCTTTAAATATTCAACGTAAAACCCATTTGGACTTTCAGGATTTATACAATTTTTTAGCATAAACATTATATGTTTATTTCCATTTTTATTATCTGACCAATAATTGGGGGAATACGAAACGACTGACACCGGAACGAACTGATTAGTTTTTAAGTTCCATACTTCTTTAGAGCTTATATTAGAAGGCAACTTCTCAAAAATCGAGAATGCCTCAGTTGCATAATCAAATGTAACTTCGGCAACTTGGACATCTTCTTGCTGCCTAAGTTCTTTGTTATACTCGAATGAGTGTATCTGCCCGTCGAATTCAATTTCAGCTTTAAATCCGGTTCTACCCCCGTTATGGCTAAAGTTCCGAACAAAGAACTTATAGGCGCCACTATACATTTTATTTTTATTAGTCCATGTTATGTTTTCCACTGCTGCTTTATTCCGTTCGGGGTGGATAATATCAACGTCCAACTGCCCGGTTGAATACATATTACGTTTCTTAGCATAGTAAATTTCATTCCCGTCCGGCTCAACGCAGTGAGCATCAAAGTCATTTGGATTATATTCGATACCATCATTCCACTGGATAGAAAATCTCAGTACCCCTTCAACATTCCCACCAGCAGACTTAACATTCTCTTTCATCGAACTGTCTGTAATGTTCCCAGAATACGCCCAACTGAAACCATTATCCCACTTAAACATCGTAGGACTATCTTTAGTAACGGGCGCAATCAAAGAGACCATACTCTTTGCATGTCGATTTTCAAACAGTATTTCTAACTCTCGGGTGGTTGGAAGTACATTTTGGACAAAATCATCAATTGAAATTTCATCAATTCTTGAAAATTTATTTGGATTTACTGCAACATCTTTTGACATTTCATCGAAGACACTCGATCCACCTATTCTTTTTACAGAATCTTTGTTGGAAAACAGAATATTGTTTACGGTAATGTCATCCAGTGTTGCAAATCTACGCGGTAGTGAATCAGTATACCCAAGTTTTTCTATAGTTTCCTTGGCTTCATCTAACATCTTTTGAGTGAATATAGCTTTAGGTCTCTTGTAATTTTCAGGAGCAACAATTGATTCGTATTTTCTTACAGCTTCATCTAGGTCCATTCCTTCACTGATATTTACAAGAAGTACACCGATGCTATGATTTCTGATCCTGCCGACTACCGCGCCAGCTTTTACGGACTGCTCCCAAACAAAATTATTCCGTTCTTCATTGGTGTTAAGTTTAGAATATTTCTTTTTGTAGTTGAGGAAATCAGATAGTACACCTTTCCATTCTTCTCCCTTGTACAGAGTATTAGACATGATGAGTTCTAATACTGTAAGTAGCGCATCCTCGGTGATTTCATCAAGTGATCTTTTAAATACATCATGGGTTGCTCGGAAATCGCCCTTGATATCTCCCTCGGATTTTCCCGAATTGTTAACAAATTTGGTTGGAAGTTCAAGATAGAAGTGTTCATATTCTACGACTTTGCCTTCTTCTTGCTCGTAATTCTTATCAGTTCCAATTTTTGAGAACTTGCTTATCCAGATGTCGGAAACTACCTTTGACTTGACAAAATCAGACAGCGCCTTCATTACTGGTTGATATTCAAAACTGTCAGTTTCAAAGTCAAAAACTGTTCTGATAGTACCATCTTTGATGATAACAGCATTTCCAATTTTCTTAATGAACTGTCTGCAAGCACTGCAATCATGTTCCCTCCGTACTCTATAAATCTCATTTGTACCAGCAGGGAAACTATCTAGATATAAATTCCACAATTCATCTTTATCCAACTCAACTTCAAATAGATGAGTTGAGTCTTTCGCCATTTCAATGAAATTCTTTTGCAATGATGTCTTAACGTGTTTAATAGTCATCGTTGTTCCTCTAGTTCTTTCAGTCGTCGCCTAATAGTTCGAGGACTTACATTATAATATTTAGCCATCTGCTCTTGATTCCATTCTTTTTTTTTCAGAGTTTTTAATCCTAAGATTTTAACATCTTCAAATGGTATTTCTATCTTCGTCGGCGGCACAAATCACACCTTTTGAGTACTTGTCTACAAATCGCCTGTGACCTTCCATAGCTTCTTCCTCGGTAGAATACCGTTCACAGTCATTGTCATATTCAGGATTGTTTGAGAAGATCATTGTTTCAAAGATTATAGGTTTGTGAAACTCGTCATAGTTAAATGAGTGATCTATTCCGAGCCAGACAGTACTTACTTTATCACCATTGGGTAACACGTCCTGTTTCAGAATTTGATAACTTTTATCCGCAAAGAGTTTACAGTATTCCATTGAGTCAATTAGTTTTCCTTGCTTATCGTAGTACATTAGTAGAACCTCTTTACATGTGATAACGTGGACATATTATATATAGTTATGCCCGTTAAAATGAATAAAAAATAGTCATTGTTATTAAACGAAAACGTAAAGGGATAGAATGCAGTTAAGCGGGAAATGAAAATCAGAGCACTCCTATTTTCTTTTTTTCCTCCGCGATCCTTTCAATTTTTGACCTTAACACCTCGCGTATTTCGAAAGCATATTAAATAATCCCACGTATTACCAACCATGCCTGACGAAATACGCATCCCGATAAATGCAAAAATACCTAAAAGTCTACACGATGCTCTCATGGCCGCTGTAAACGCGCAGGAATACACAGATAAGACACAGTGTATTACAAAAGCTCTCGAAAAATTACTCAATAATACAGAGCAAGGCGCGCAACCCGGAGAAGAAGTATTACAAGAGAAAGACGATGAAATACAAAAACTTCAAAACGAATTACGCGCGAATTACGCGAAAATTACCGAATTACAGAATATTATTCAGGGATTACCTGACCCCGTAGAACTCGCAGAGGTTCGGGCGCGAGATGACGTATTACATCTTCTTATTGAAGAAAAGGATAAGCGAATTGAAGGGTTAGAGCGTGAGGTGGGAAACTTGAATGGATTCGCTCATTACTTCAAGAATGTTGAGATGAAGGCTATCGAAGCTCCGAAAGAGAAGAGAAAACCATTTTGGAAAATTTGGTAAATTAAAAAAGAGAGTTGAACACTCAAAACTTCCTTCATGACCTCAAACTTTTCCGCTTCTAAAATTTGACTTTCGCACTCCATCTACAACTATTAGTTATCCCCCATAAAATAATAGTACAAATATAATATTAGTCCGCTAAACAAATCATATACCCCACATGCAATAATATACTGAGTGAATTATATTACTCATAATATTAAATTTTGTATATGGATTCCACCCTTTTTGCAGAGGATTTTAAAAGAATTTTCACCGAATTACTTCACTCAATCCCGACTTTTACTAAAAAGAACGCCACCATCGAACTATTAAAAAGCTCTATTTTAGTTGCAATATCCGGCGCACTACGTGTTTATATTGCTGCCCTCTTACTCCAAACTCAGCCGAGTGCATTAACGTGTATTGCAGGCGGCCTAATCATCTACAGTGTATATACGCTCGATAGATCCCTGGAATCCGAAGAAGATATTATAAATAGAAAAGAGTTAAGTGGTTCAAAAAAAGAAATCGGGATTGCAGCTTCGATGATTACTTTTCTGATTGGGAGTTTTATATTTTCAAAAGTTGGAGATCTTACATTTGCATTATTACCTTTGATAATAGGATACCTCTACAGTAAAGGTATTAACATCGGGAAATATCATCTGAAACTGAAAGGTGGAATAGGTTCAAAAAATATTGTTGTCGGACTTATCTGGGGAATTTCAATTGTTGGAGTTGCAGGGAGTGCCTGTAAAAATAATCTATTATTAACCATCGTTTTTATGTTCTTTGGAATAAAAGTGTTTATAAATTCGATCATTGATGATTTCAAAGATCTAAAAGGGGATAGACATGCAGGAATTAAAACGCTGCCTATCTGTGTTGGTGAACAAAAGACCCGTACTTTTTTATTAGGGCTACATGGACTTACCCATATAATACTTAGTATTGCCATAATTAAAGGAGTAATTGTTGAGCCTCTAATTATCATATGTAGTTTTGTATGTGGGTTAATCTGCATTTTGAGATATACGAATGAAGTTAAATATCTATCAAGGAAGTCAGAAATGACGATTTTTAAAGATGGCGAAGCTGCTTTGGTTTTGGGA